TTGTGATGAAGGCGTTAAGGGTGATGGTCTTGCTGCCGAGCGCCAGGATGAAGGCGATGGGGGAAGTGCTGGGTGCGCCAGTGCTGATGACGCGCTTGATTTGGGTGGCGGCGTCGTTGCGGGCGGTGTCGTCTTCGTAGTACAGAAGAGTGGCGGAGCCGCTGTACGAGCGGATACCGGGCGTGTAGTTGCGGTCGTCGTCGCCTAGCGTGGTGGTCTCCAGCATCTCAAGGTCGGCCTGCAGGGACCAGTTGGTCACCTTTACCTGCGTTGTGCCAGCGATGCTTAGGGTGCCGTCTTTGCCGGTGTAATACTTGCTCATGATGTGGTCACGACCAGGCGGATAGTTACGGTGCTACGACCGGGCTTGACGCTGGCAATATCCGGGGGCTCTGCATAACGATAGCGCAGCCCTGATTGTGGTACAAAAGTAGAGCTGTTGCCGGTCCAACCGGCTTTGGCGTTGTCAGGCAGATCGAAGGCGGAAAAGGTGCCTTTGGTGGTGTCGTAGCTGGAGATGAAAAGGTCGGCGTCTGCGTCGCTGATGTTCTGGTAGGTCAGTTCCAGCGTGCCACCGACGCGCTTGTTGCCATACAGGATGCGGGATTCGGCGCCGCTTTGCGTGCGAAACAACTTGACGGGGTAGTCGCCCGGACTAAACGTGCGGCTCGACGGCCTGAGGTTGGGCAAAGTCATTAGTCAGGCGACAGGTCGTTCACCACCGTAAATCCATTGTAAGAAGGCTTGAGTTCATTAGCGACCACGCTGTAGCCGTTTTCGTCGATGGGGAAGTAGCTGGCGCTAATGCGTGCCAGGCCTTCTTCGTCGAGGTCGATGGAGTCGACCATGTAGACGAGCGAGCGTGTTGTTGTGTCTTTGATGGCAAAAATTGAGCCGAACAGTTTGTTGGCTTTGGGTTGGCCATTGACAATGCTGACGGTGAGCGTGTCTTCATTGACTTGACTGCCGTTGCGGTCCCAGTAATACACCTGCAGACTTTGGCCGTTGGTGAGTTGGGCTGGCGTGATGATGGCGCCGTTGTCTTTGATGATGCCCGAAGCGCCAGGCTGGACGTGGCTGGCTTGCGTCACCACGCGAATGAAGTCGCCGGGCGCCAGGCCGAGGCCGTAGGGCAGCGTTTGGAAGCTAACTACGTGGGTGCGGTGGCGGCGGGCGCTCAGGGCGTACTTGGCGAACAGTTCGGCGTGGTAGCGGCTGGTGATGTGGGTGAAGTTGAACTCCTCCAGCGGGCCGTTCGGTTGGTCCGTGTAGTACACGACCGCCGTTTGCTCTTGCGGGAAACGGTTGGGCAGTTCCGTGCGGTAGCGCACCATGGCACGTATGGGCAGGCGCTCTTGGGCTTGGACGTACTCCAGTTGGAAAGAGTCCTCGATGATGTTGCCTTCGGTGAAGATGCCTGAGATGGGCACCTTGACATCGAACATCGTGTAGTTGCGCGTAGTGTCGATAGGAAGGGCAGGCTCGATAGAAAATTTGCCGCCGCGCATCACGAGATTGCAAAGCAGCGAGGTGCTGATGCGAGCCAAGAATTCGCGCAGGTTTTGTGGCTCCGTGATGACATCGTCGAAATACAGAAAGTTGGCCTCAAGGAACATTGCCGTGCGGGCAAATTGCGCCTTGTCGATAAGGTCGGGGCTGATAAGCTCGCCAGCTCCAGTTTGGATGTTGGTGAGCAGGTAGTAGGCGAGGTCAGTAAAAATGCTGGAAGAGCTAGTTGTTTCAACAATGTCGTTATTACTTCCTAGTCGCAGATTTGTTACACTAACGCCATTTTTTGCGTAAATGTGGAGTTGCTCCAGTTGATTTAGTTCGGCCGTGCTGCGGAGTTTTAGGCCCGCCATAGCGCAGCCCGTATATGTGGCTGGACTGTTGTTACGAACACCAACGGTTTCGTTGATGTAGACAATTTCATGCTCTGGACCGTTGTCGCAACTACGTGAAATTAAGTTGGCATAGTGTGATACTTCGGCAATGCCTACGTTGGCTTCAAATGTTCTTTCGCCACCGAGAGTGGGCGGAGAGTTGATGGGAACTGGCGCAACAATTTGAAAGTAATAGTCAATGGTGATGGCGGGATTTCGCAGAACGCTGCGAATGACAAAGATTTCGTCACCAGTCCAGTTGCCGGTCAACTGCAGAATTTCAATGTTATCTGGCTCTACAATTTCCCACCAGTAACTTAAGAAACTTGTAGCTGTTATGGTTTCAGGCGTGGTGTATAGACGCAACTTCATTTTTAGGCGTATAACACGACCTCCTTGGTCATACCGGAACGCAGTGCTATCCGTTTCAGAAAATGTGTACACACCCCCGACATTAAAAGGAAAGTATGTAATAACCGGAGTGCCATGGAAAATATTATGCTCGGCGCCTCTTGGGTCGGGATCTTTGTTAATAGCTTTGGCAATACCATTGCTAATCCGAAATCCAGTTGTGTTTACATCCGGCGCGTCTGAAGCTATCGCCTTAAGGAACCGAACACGTGACGGAGAGGGAGTGTAAGTTGAAGCTCCTCCTTGGTACACGGGATTACTAATCATTTCTGGCGCCAGTGCCAGCTCTTTTACGCTGGCGGGCTTTGCCATCATGTAAAGAGTGAACAGCCCGTAATTTGTTGTTTTTGTTTGCGAAATGTACTGGCCGTCAGCATAAGGAACGGCACCTTCTGTATAGAGCCTATAGCAGGGGCCTTCTACGGTTATGCCGTTGATGGTTGCTTTTGTATAAGAACCGTTGGCATTGCGTATCTGATTTATTTCGCCTGAAGTAACAGGGCGCAATCTAAATTCATACTGGCCGAACGTATGGCCAATTCGTATAAAGTTAAACTGATCCTGTGGGGCCGATCCTACAACCGCAAAAGGATAGTCGTTTAGTTTTTCCCATCCTTGGTTAAACGCATACGACTTATTCGCGGGCCTGACGTAAACATCAAAAAATGAAGCCCGCTGTATGTAGGACTGGTTTGTTCCAGCAGTTAGGGCAATATTCTGAACGTCATAATCCCGTAACTTTGTTACGTTAGGGACCGACTTGAAATTGCAAATACCGTTTAATTTGTTCCAGACGTTGCTTTTGATGCCTATTTCGGTGACGTTGCAGCTACGGCTATTCTGGAACGATGCGATGTCAGCTTTGCAAATTGGGAACCAAGATTGACCGATGTCGTAAAGTGCTCCATCGGGGCCTTCCGGGAGGTTTGTTTCCGTATTGATGAAGCCACGGTGGCACACGCCAACCTGGCCGACTGTCCCATCGAATACTTCTTTGCACTCTAAAGTAACGGCTCGCGGTTGTAAATCGCTGCGATCGTACACTGTATTTGCTGGGTCTCTAGAAATAACTTGAAAAATACAGTTACCTATTATCCATTTGGTTCCGATTTTAAGCAAGTCATCTTGTTGCTCATGCTCGGCTTGTATGGAATCGCGTACTTGTCTATTGTCCAGAGAGTTTACGTCTGGATCGGCGTAAAGAAAACCACCACTCTCTCCTTTGTTTTTATTTGAAACGATATTTGGGTTGTTGTTATCGTAGTAAAGTTCATCTCTAACGCGACCTTCGTTGTAAATAATTGTGATTTTATCACCTACTTGAGTGTCTACTTTTACGCCGTTGTTGCGATCAGCGGGGGCAGTCGTTTTTTGGCCATTTCTTATGTGTTCGATAATCCCGAACTGGCGAGCGTAGTTACGGCCCACGCCAGCCATTTTGGGGTTACCTGCAATTTGAAACCGTTTGGCTGTCGGAGCCCTTCCCGCTTGTTCGCTTGATGCGCCGGGGTACGGCACGATTTCCCAGTTAAGGCGATAGGGCGTGCCATTGGGCAGACCGTTATACGCGCCAAAAGAAGCGCGGTTGCTTAAGGAATAAGCATGGCTGAATCCTGTGCTTTCAAGGCCACTGAACGTGTGGTTTCTAAATGCGTTGTCGCGTTCGCCTTCGCCAATCCAAAAATCTCCGTAACGTCGATGAAGTCCCAGAAGCCTGCTTTGCCCGGTTGTGTTTTTGTTTCCCTCAAATGTTGCCGGTCGATAGTCGGAACTATTCGGAACTGGTTCGCCGCCGGAATAGTAATACCAGCGGAAGTCGGATTCTTGGAGCGCATCGAGGGGGGCTTGGCCGATGTAGATACCGGCGCGGTCTTCGTTGCGGGCTGCTTCTGTGTCGTATGGTCCTCTGGATACGGGAGACTGTCCTACTAAAAAGACCAAGTCGACGGATTGGTAGCTGCCATGGGAGTACATGCGGCTCCACACCAGCTTGGGGGCGACCATGATGCCGCCGACGTAGGAAAAGTCGCTGCGACTGGGAGGGAGCTGAACGTATTTTTGCCTGGTGAAAACAATGGGAATCGTTTCGCCGTAGCGGGTTAGTTCTTGGCTGGCCTGGAAGCCGTATGTCGGGGCGAAGCGATCGCGGCCTGCGATGCTGTCGAGCTGCCGGTTTTCAATCTGCTTTGGCTGGGATGGCGGCTTGGGAGCCAGCAGCAACGAAAGGCCTTGGGAAACGACACCAAGAACCAGTGAAATAATCGCAACAGTTAAAGCATCATTTTGTACGTCTGGAATATGGGCATACTCCGCAGGGCGTTCGCGGCTGAGCCAGTCGATGCGTTGCTTGAACTCCAGATATTCTTGTTCGGTGCAGCCCAGCTCTTGGACTAGTTGGCGCTCGTAGGGGAGCAGGTGCTGCGGTAACAGCGGAGTGCAGGAAACGCCGTAAGCGGGTGCCAAGTGGCCGCTTGCAGGTTGGCTGTTATGTAGAGGATGCCGTCCTGCCAAACTGTCCCGAAAGCGTAATTCTTGTGTGGTAGGAGAACCACGTCTCCATCATACAAAGGATGTGGCACGCGGCGTCCCCAGTCGTGGATAGCCTTGAGGATTTTGCGAGGTGGGGCGTCGTACCAAGAGGGGTCGAAAGTGGGGGTAGCGATGCCGAAGCGGTCGAGGGCGGTGTAGACGAGATGGATGCAATCGATGGCACCATCGGGGTCAGTGCCGTCTGCGCCGAGGCGGTAGGGGCGACCGATGAGGTCGTACATCAACTCAGGCGGACTTGGGCAGTGGTGGGCAGGGGGCCAAACACGTCCTC